TTGCCATTCTTATTGGCATCGATCTTGTGCTGACTACCCTTGAGTTCTTCGTAGACCTTTTCGTCTTCGCCTGGATTGTAACCATGGCGATCCTTACGGCGGTCAGCCATCTTTACCTTGGAACCCTTAAAGACTTCGTCGTCATTGCCATTGCGATCTGCATGCTTGGCAACAACGTGCTTATCCACGAACTTTTGTTCGTCAGGATTCTTAACTTTCAGGTAACCTTCTAGGAATTGATTAAGCGTCTTCGCCATCGTCTTCGAATCCTTCTAAATCTTCGTCTTCTAATTCTTCTTCGTCGTCTTCCCAGTCGATGTCTTCAAGATCTTCTTCATCGATTTCTAAATCTTCGTCATCGAGATCTAGATCTTCGTCGTCAAGATCGAAATCATCTTCATCGTCGACAGTATCTTCTTCAGTTGCAAACATGCCTTGTGCGACAGAGATTCTCATGTCATCAATAGCTGCACTTGCTTTCTGACCCATGATATCATCAAATGCAGAAGCGAATTTTGTCGGCTGCTGATTCATAGAAAAGTTGATAAGATCATCAATATCGGCCATAGTTTCCTCCAAATTTTTATTATTTATAATCACGCTGGTTTCTTAACTAGATCTGGAACCTTAGGAAGAGAAGGAACTTTCGCTGTCTTTCCTGTGTCTGGTCCTAGAGCTCCACTTGTATCTTCTGGTCCTGGAGCCTCCATTGGCTGGCCATCTGGTCCCATTTCAACCGGTGGATTATATTGTGGATTTTCTTGTTCTTCAACGATTTGCTCGTCAATTTCCTTCATGTCTTCTTCAGTTTGATACAGAACATTACGACGTACCCATTCGTGTGAGTAGTACTTGCCTGTATAGTCATCAATATCACGAAGCATTGAGATACGATCACGAAGAATTTCAGTATTTCTTAATTCAGCAAAGTGGTTATCTTCTGAATATTCATACTTAAAGTTAGTTCTAAATTCTTGCCAATCTTCACTGGTAATAACACCCTTGAGGATAAGTTGCTTCTCAAGAATCTTATTAAAGAGTTCACAGTAGCACGACCAAAGTTATAGTTTTGTTCTGGATCAAGACGAGTAATTGGAACGTTCAACGACTTATAAAGCTTACGTTGGAAGTAAACCACATCGTCCATTTGGCCAAGGTTTTGACCACCAGGAAGAGTTGTAATTTCTGTACCTTTACCACCTTCACGACGTGGTAGCCAGAAATCTTCAAGCATTGTCATGTGCTTACGATCGTCACGAATTTCACCAGTCTGAGCATCGTAAACTACGCGGTTTTTAAAGCGAGTCATAATATCACGAAGATATTGCTCAGCTTTCATCTTTGGTAGGTTACCAACGTCAATGTAGAAAATACGACGTTCTGGAGCACGAGAAATACGATAGATAACCAGTGAGTCTTCCATAGACTTTAGCTGGTTGAGCGGCTTGATTGCCTTTTGCAGGTAACCAATCACCATATCACCACCGACATTTACTAGTCCAGATGATGTATTGACAACGGAATCTACAGCAATACGAATGCCCTGTGACGCAGGATCGTTATAAGTAGATCCTTGTGTAGGTGCTTTGGCAAATCCTTTATCATTATAGATATAGAATTCTTCAGCAGTCTTATTGATAATTACGTTAGTATTCTTATTCGCCTTGACTCTTTTTTGAGTCTTAATCTTACGAATCTTACGCGGATCAACGTATCTTAATTCTTTGATGCCTTCACGCGGTGCTTTTTCATCGATGATAGCATGATAGTAAAGTCTACCATCAACATACCATTTACGAAAGATTTCATATGCGTGTTGGTTAAATTCAAGAAGTTCGAGAGTATTATCAAACTCTTCTAGAATCATCTTCTTGATATTTTCTGGTTGTTCTAGATCGTCAAGGTTCAGAGATACGATCTCTTTCTTGGGATCCATTACAATAGCTTCATTGACAATATCGTCAACTGCCATTTCAATATCTGGATGCATAGAGATTTCACGGTACTTACTGACAAGTTCCGCTTCGTTTCTTACTGCACCTTCAAGATCTACGTATTGGCCGTATGCGCCACCTTCGGAAACGACAAGTGCACCATCTTCTTCCAGTTTTGGAGCAAAAGATGGTAACTCTTCTTGCGGTTTCTTACGAACAATTTCAAAACCAAATAACTCGGCCATTTGGACTCCTGTTAACAAAAAAAGTAAGGGGAATGGTTACCCCTTACTTATTACTGACCACCAGCTCTATCGGTGGTGCCACCACTTACAGTCCAGTAATCGTACGAGAATGTTACCTGGAACGATTCAATCTGATCTGTTGTACCCCAATCGAGTTCGATTGGAGAAATAACACTTGGGAAGACTCCATTGAATGTATATTCACGAAGCTTCGAACCGTCCTTAGCATACTGGATTACAGTAGCATTTGACTTGTAACGATTGATATCGCGAACATTACGCTCAAGACGATTGATTCGGTTCGACCATTCTTCCATGGCGTTACGAATCAGGAAGTCTTCATCATTGATAACTGTTACTGTCCAGTCACCGAATGTTCTATCTCCAGCCAACTTCATTTGGCGGCCGAAGTAAAACACAGGAATGACACCCAGTTGAGATTCTGGAATCTGAGCAGCCTGAACCATGAAAGGTGTTTTCAGGTCGCCCGAAGCATTTGCAGGATTGTTAATACGCACCTGGAAAAGATTCTGACGTGCACCGCCGTAAACCAGTTGGCTTCTCATTTCATTGATATTAAAAGCCATTTCTTATTTCCTCCTAGTTTCTTTTATTTATTAGAACTGGCCGACAACTTCGTTGAACTCTACGCCGGATCTTACAGCAACAAAGTTCAGTTGGATGAAGTTGATGCTCTTAGCTGGCTTAATGTAGATGTCACCAACAAAGCGGTTTGTATCAACAACTTCTGGAGTATTGTTTGTTTCGTCACAAACAACACGGAAGTCAGTGATACCGCGGCGGCCCTGAACATCACGGAGGAATGGTTCAATCAGATTCAAGAACTGAGCTCTTGTGAATTCATCATTGAATTCGAAGAGCATCTGGTTAGCAGCTGTTGCAATTGTCTTTTCAAGGACAATAAACAGACGGCGAACATTGATACGATCGAATGCGCTTGGACGACCAAGAGCAGTCTTATCACCAAATAGAACAGTTCCTTGACCTGGCTGTGTAATTACTGGGTTGATGTCGTTCTTATAAAGAAGATCGCGATCTGTCTTGTTAGGGCTATAAGCCAGCTTTACAAGGTTCTTGATCTGACCACGATTGTAACCAGCTGGTGAGAACCATGGATCACGTAGATCGTCTGAACGAGCTGTTAGACCAGCAATATCACCATTCAGTGGAACATAGCGATATACGTCGTTGTACTTGTCGTACTGGTACTTATAACCAGAATCGATGAATGCATACGAGCTGTTACGTACATTCTGACGGAATGTTACGATGTTCGAAGCTTGTGAACCTTCAACACCTGCTCCAACAACGTCTTCCTTCTGAGGTGATACAAATACCACGCAGTCCTTACGAACATCAGCGATATTGTCAATCAGATAGTTAGCTAGCTGAGCACCAGCCGAAGCACCAACAGACTTACCTGTCATAAGCAGAGATACGTCAACCGAAGATGAATCGGCAAAGAGATCATAAGCTGAAGCAAGAGCAGCAACAGATGTCGAACTTTCTGTTACACCATCACGTCCACCAATGAATGACTTCGAATATGGAAGTGAAGTTGTTGAGTTCGAAAGACTTGCTGCTGTAGTTGTAGCGGCTTCGCCGCGATCGTTGGTAGCCCATACATAACGTGAGTTATCGTTAATAACTGTCTTATAGAAAGTAGTTGTACCATCTTCACCAATAGCATCTGTAGCACGTGAAAGGTTCTCGTAAACTTCAAGAACTGTTCCTGGAGTACCTGAGAACATACCATCTTCGTCTACAACTACAACACTTACTTGGTCAACAGTTGTGAGACTGCGATCTGTCAGGTATTGCGAAGTACCTGGTGCAGTTGGAATGGTATTAAAGAATTCCCACTTACGTGCAATTGTATTTGAACTGAAGTTCGATGCACGATTCCAAGTATCTTCAAATGTAATTGGGAAGTATGCTAGCGATGAAGCATTATCAGATGATACAGCTGGTAGCGACTTAATCTTAAGAGTCTGAGTACCAGTTGTGGTATTACCTAACTCAATGTAGTCACCAACAGACAGAGACTGAAGAATTGTATTCGCTGTAGTCTTTGCTTCAGCGTATGTAAGGTTTCCGCCACCTGCACCTGGTTCGATCCAAGTAAGAACAACGTTAGCTACCGATGAGTTAACAGCAATACTAATAGCAGCGTTAGAAAGCTGAGCTAGTTTGTAGTCTGTTGCAACACCACCAACTGATGTGTTGCTGAACATATCAATTGAACGAGCATACTGATTTGCAGAATCACAAACAGAAACACGAAGCGAGTTACCAAGATCACCTGGATAACGAGCTACAAACTGTGTGCTTGTGAAGGTAGCATTTGATGGACCTTTGTCTTCAAAGTCATCAGCATTCTTTACAATGCTGTCTGCAAGTTCAATAACACCACTGTTAGCAACAGCATTCAGTGCAAGTGTATTTGCAAAGAAGTTGAGCTGTGAATCAGTCGATGTAGTAGCATTTGCAGTGAGAATAACTTCAAGAGCTGTTGAGTTAGCAGTTACGGTTGAAACAAATGTTCCAGCTGGAACGCCTGCACCAAATACAGCATGTCCGGCTTGTACACCGTGGTTGTTGCCTGTTAAAATAACTGTAGTGTTGCTCTGCAGATTGACATTAGCAGCAATTACTGTGTTTGAGAAACCAGTTGTCACAGCAGCACGGCTTACATATAGAGCATTACCATATGCAAGGAAGTTAGCCGCAGTGAAGAATGTTTCGTAGTTATCTGATGTTGGCTTGCCATAACGTGCGGCAAGAGTATTTTCTGAATCTACTAGAATGAACTTTCCGACAGGACCCCAACGGAACACACCACCAAAGGCACCAACAGTGGTTGCCAGCGATGGGATGGTAGTAGTTAGGTCGATCTCAGATACATTAATTCCAGGGCTGACTTGAAACGCCATTGTTATCTCCCTTAGTCGAAGGTGTTATATACGAGTTTTGTTTTATTTATAAGTTAAGGAAATTGCGTTTTTGCTCTGCCCAGAACTCGTCTCGATAAGTATTATCATTTCCAATCAAAGATTCGTTGCTTTGATCGTCATATTCGTCATCACCGGTACTCATTAATCCAAACGGAAGCATCTCTTCTTCAAACATTCTTTCGTTTTGTTCATAGATTTGCTTACGGATATCAAGGTCTGTAAGTTCTTTTAAATATGGTTGTGTAGTTAACCAAGCAAAAAGAACACAGCACATGGCCATATCGTCATGGCCTTCTTCTGCTTCGTATGATTGGTTACCTTTTAGACTATTCTTGAGTGAGAATCTTGTCAATTCATAAATTGTATCATAGTCTGAAATGATAAACTTGTCAGATTCTACAAGAGTCTTGAGTGTAGCACATCCAATTCTCTTTACCTGCTTGGTAGTTCTTACACCACGAGTTGTCGAAGTAGCAAAACCACCAGAAAGACTTTGGCCAGACCTACCATTATTGGCAGTTACAAAGATACCTTCATATTCTAGGTCGTAGTGAAGAATATCTGCAACCTGTTGGCCAATATCATTTGTTTCTACAAGTACAACTGCATCATTATAATGCTTTGCCACTTCATAGATAATATTAGGATACAGAAGTGGACTCAATAGATTGTTTCTAAATGTGGCAACTTGTCTGTATGGTAGGTTATTTACATTCACTACAATAAAGGCAGAATAGTCAGCACCGGCTCCTCGAGAAGTATCCACTACAATTGCATAGATGTTATCTTTAATTGGTTCTTCATAGACTTTCAGACCAGCTGGTGTCGTATGAATTGGATGCTTATAAACCATATTACGAAGTTTATTTGGATTAATCAGTGTATTCGAAGATCCAAGGAACTCGCACTCATATTCCTGTCTGAACTGGTCTTCAGAAGTATTGGAAATTGTTTCTTCTTTCCATGCCTCATCACGACCTGGAATCTGTGACCAGTGAACGTCGACACGAGCATAAGCATTACGACCTTCTTCAGACTCTGTCCAGATACGGTAGAACATGTTCATGCCGTTCGGAGTCGAAGTCACGAGAACCTTTGAACTCTGACCAGATGAAATGGTAGGATAAACCGAAGCAAAGAACTCGTCTTGAATGTTGGTCGGAACGAAGGCAAACTCGTCGAGGTATACCATGTTCTGCGAAGTACCACGAATAGCAGAAGATGATGTAGCAGACGCCAGGATTTCTGATCCGTTCTCGAGCTTAATGTTACCCTTATTCCATTCTGTAACACCCATCTGAAGCCACTTTGGAAGATGTTCGAACATCAACTGAATACGACCAAGAATTTCTCGAGCCTGTCTGTCCTTGTTGGCAAGAATAGCAATCGAGTACTCTTCGTTAAAGAGGATCTTCCATAGCAGATAAGCAGCAACCGTAGTTGTCTTACCAACCTGACGTGGCATCTTACAGATAACAAAACGATTGGCCTCAAAGGAAAGAATCATTTCCTTCTGGAATTCCCAGAGCGGGAACATGATAAGACCCTTGTCAATATTGACAATCTTACAATAAGTTAAGATAAAATAGATTGGATCTTCAGAGCACTTGATATACTCGGCAACTTGCTCTGGAGTATACTCGACCTTTGTATCTGCTCTTTTAAGTCTAGGATTACCTAGATAATTTTCACTGCTCATCTTTATTTTGCTTTAAGTACTTTTGTAACTCGGCAGTTGATCCGACGAATAGATTATTCGTAACCTGTTGTGGTGTAGCTTCTGGATCGTCTTCTAGGAGCTTTTTCTTTTTGGCTTGGAGATCAAGTAAGTCTTTACTGGCTCCAACCATAGTGTTCATCATAGTAGCAAGAACTTCGTATGCTCTTGGGTGTTGACTCTGGCGAGCTACATCCATTAGATCAAAGAGAGCTTCTTGTCCCTTATTGATTACTTCCATCATGTTTTCACGAGCGTAATCGAAATCCGCTTCAACTTGTGGAATTGCTTTTCTCTCAATGACAGCAGGAAGACTTCCTTTGCCAATATTTGAAATGTCGTTACTCATTAGATATTCTCTTCAAAGTCATTAATAAATCCATAGTTATCTGTCGATTTAATTTCAAGATAATCAATAGACGCGGCAGAATTACTTGTCGGCAAGCCACCGACAGTAAGTCCTGGTTTAGCTGTCACGATTACTGTATTTGCTGTTGTTGAAGCATTTGCAGTTGTTGGTGAATCGGTAAGACGCATATTGGCTGTAGCAAACTTAACAAGACCTGTCTTCTTGCTCGGACCAAAGATGTATCCCTTCAGTGTAAATGTCAGATCCCAGATGATAGCTCTTCTTTCTTCAAAGCTACCTTCATAACTATCTGATACGTTTACATCATTTAGAATAATTGGAACGTCGAATGTTGCTCCAATTTCTGGTACTAGATTTACTGTAGCAGTCCAGTCTGGAGTAAAGTATGGAAGAATCTGTTCGACAATTCTTGTGCCGTCTTCAGCATTCTTTACCATGATTGACATTTGGAATGTAATGTTATATGGCACTGGCATATACTGATAAGAGATGCGATCATCAGTGCCATTATTTGTTGGCTGCTTATAGATTCGATTAAGTGTATTCAGTTTTCTATCAGGGTCATATGTAAATGACGTCATCTCAAAAGAAATACGTGGAAGTACTACACCAACTTTATTCTCTAGTGTTGGGTTACCTTCAAGTCTTGCCAGGAACTTTTCTTTTGGTCCATAAGAAAGTGGAACTTTGAGAGTCTGAATTGATTCACCTGAAGCACTGTCTCTTGTAATCCAGATATCATTGAAGATAGTTCCGAACAGAATTACATATTTTCTAAGTGTATCGTGATGCCATGTACGACCGAACATTATGCGTTCCCTTCACTAAATGGATCGATTTGAGTCCAGTCTAGAATGCTATCACCTTCAGTTTCAAACTCTGTATTATCTTCAAAAGGATCTCTTGCTTGTTCTTCAAAGTTATAACCACCTTGAACAATTTGATATCCATCTTGGCTAGTAATGATGAATCCATCCTGAGTTAGAATAGCATACTCTGATGCATCAAGTGAAAGATTGGTTTCAATACTATCAATTGCATCGATACCAGTATTGAATCTTTCTGAACTGTATTCAAACATTTCACAAACCAGATCATACATCTGGATTGCACCCATTTGATAGAATACTGGATTCTTGTTTACATACTTGATAACAAGCAAACGATCGAGCATTGGAATATAAATGAGATCGCCTTCTTGTGGACGATCGATCATTTCAATATTACCAATTTCATTCATGAAGTTACGAACAGAGACTGTAAGAGTCATCTGATCACGAATTTCTAGATTAAACTTAGATAAGAAGTTGCCATCGCCTTCGTAGCTATCAAAGTTACGAATGTAAAGATCGATGTAATAAGCAGTCTTGTATTCTGAAATTGTATCTTCGCCATAGATATCATCTTTGGCTACCAATGTTCTAGGACAATAGTACATGTCATGGCCATAGATTTTGATAGACTCGAGTACGAGATCTTCAATCAAAACCTGTTCTTGGCTATTTGTAAAGTTATTGAAATAGAAATTGGTAGTCAAGATCTTATCCGATCATATCAAGAACTGGAAGAGAATACGATGAGATCATCTCGTCTTCCATTCTTCTTAATTCTTCCGTAGCGTCGTCATAGATCTTTTCGCCATTAAACTGCACACCGCCTGGAAGCTGCATGCCAGTAAACTTAGTCAGGTTTGAACCCCACTGTCTCTTGATCTGTGCAGTTGCATAGTTCTGAAGCCAACGATCATTCCATGCATCTGTCCATGTTTCAGGATTCACAACTTCGTATGCTTCGACAAGTAAGAATGTACCGACTGGAACTGTATTCCAGTCCATATCGACATGCAGTCTGTCTTTATGGCGTTGGTAACGAATCGGTTGCTGACCAACAAGAAGTTCTGTCACAAGCGCAAGATGTTCCATTACCATATAGTAAGGAACAAGAGAAACGTTTGTCAATGTATAGAGGTCGTTCAGAGCGATCTGATAACGGATATTGAAAAGGTCGTCAGCACGAATTGATGGATCGCCAATCTGGAAGACACGAACTGCACCAATGATATTTTCAGGTAGTGTGATGTACTTATTGGCTTTGTCTGTGTCTGTCACTTGATGCTTGTAATAGATTCTATCCGAACCATCAAAGTGATAGTCGTACCAATAACGGATTGCTTCGTCAATGCGATCATCTACCTGATCATCATCAACGTTGATCTCAATCACTGGCTTACCTAGTTTACGTAGGCAATACTCTTTAAACTCAGCTTTTGTTGTTGGTGTAGCCATCTCGACATCCTGTTTTGATTCTATTTATTTATTCATAGAACGCCAGTTGCTGATTGGCTGAAGTCCCATTGATCTGGCGGTTGTTTCTTTAAAAGTCAGAATAAAATCTCCGGCCAGTGAGATTCTACGATTCTCAATATTATCACTTGGCTGTGTGGATTCTACGAAATGTTTAAGCCTTGCCGGAAAGATTATTAATGCACCTTCATATGGACGAAATTCAACAGAGTTACAATTATACTGATTGTTGTATTTGACAGCTTCAATATTTTTATTTCGAAGAAACATACCGCCGACTAAATCATTCAGCCGTTCATCTGGTGCAATCATATGCAATGGACTTGCTTTATCGTCAGGAACATTTATATAGTATACAAATGAAAGATGTGCATCAGCATGGTTATGTGGAGGCACACTAAAGTCACTAAACCAAGTCTTGACTAACCAAGCTTCCCAGATGTCTTTTGATCCGACAAGCGCATCAATATAATCATTGGCAATAGTAGATATAAACTGAAAAAGATCTTCAAAGTCCGGATTGAGATGAAGATCTACGTGCCCAGACTCTTCACCAGTAATACCATCTTCTCTTGTATACTTTGGCAAGTTATCAAAGAACGTCTTTTTAAACTGCTCATGTTCAGGATAAACTTCAGTTCCTACAAGTGTAGGAAATAGATCAAACGTTTTCATAATATATCAAACCTCTAAGTGAAATGTAACGAAATTTGTATCCGCTGTTAAACCAGGTGTTTCTGTTTCAGAAACAAGTATGATAGAACCATCCCGTATCCTCAGCTTCATCCATTGGTACATGCTTGATCCAACAAACGTAAGAACCTTATATCTCGTGATTCCGTAGTTAGAGTAAAACGCCTTGCGTACAGCTGCAGTTGCTACTGTGTGGATGGGATTACGTGAATCGGTATCATCGGGTGCGGTGAGATACCAATGATTCCTTTGTAGAAGAATACTGATTCGTCCTCCGTCATTAAAGGCCACGTTCTGTTGAATGCGGATACAACCTGTGATCTGTAATATTGCTTCTTATCCTCGTAGGTCAAAGGTGTTGGAACTTGACTGAAGAAGTTAAGATCAAGTCGTGATTCCGCAGCTGCAAACATATCATCAAACTCAAGAAATTCTTCTAGCGAATTTATACGCTCAAATACTACAGACATTATGTAATCCTTTTCTTAGCGACAAGATTAGCGACTATATCTAACCATCCTTCACCAGAGGTATCATTTGGGTTATTATGATGCCATACGTGCTTATGCTCGCCTCCAGTCAACAAACTATATAGAAGACCTCTATCGTACGGACCGTTGTCATCGTGGTTAAGCGTTCCCAATGCCCCGGCCCAAATAGAAGACACGGCGGGAATGAAGTAAGCGAAAAAGAAAAGCTCAGTCGAAACAAAAATTAACAGATACGGTAACGCTAGTAAAAGAAAGTGGTGACGATGGAAAAATTTGGTAGTGTCTTTTCTCATTAACCTAACAACGGTTCTCAGGTCTCCTCCAGTAGGACCTCCTGTATCCCATAGAATCGGAAACATTACTTTCCACCCCATATGCTTGACACTATGAGGGTCTTTCTCTGTATCTGAGTATTTGTGGTGGAGAGCGTGGGCAGCGCAGTAGTCGATAGGAGATGAATATGTCCCATGGAGACCTAGGAATGTGCACACATATTCAACGATGGGGTTCATTTTATGCGTGTTATGGCCATGGATTCTGTGATATGTTACAGTTGTTCCTATAGTCTTGATAATCAAAAACATTATTAACGAAACTAGTAACCATGGAAGTGTAGCATAACTATAGATTTGAATAGTTCTTGATACGTTTGCTGCTACAATACGAGTAATGTCGGTCGGTTTGTATCCAGTAGATACTGCAGTTCCGTTGGCGGTCGGCGCAGTCTGTGCTGAAACTATTTGAAGAAATCCGTTCGAAGTTGTAAATTGAGTGTAAAATGATGCAAGCCATGCAGCAGCTGCAAATTGGAGGCGAGTATTACCACTTGAGGTGCCCTCACTAGGACTTACTGAACCGATATAGGCGACTAGCGAGTTGTATCCGTCCTGGTTAATAAACTTAGATCGGTACGAACCTGTTGTGATAGTGAATCCTTCACTGTCGTAAAGATCGCTAAATGAAATAGCACCAGAACCCCCGTATCTGGTGCGTATTTCGTCCATGCCGAGAGCACTACCGGTCGCCCGAGTAATTTCCGATCTCATATCGTTCATTGAGATGGCACCAGATGAGGGGGTTGGCATTGGTTATCCTTGCAGTTGTGCCTGAGCTTGCTGGAACAGCTTCTTCAGAATTGGATCAACCACGCGGTGTGGAAGTTCTTGTAGTCCACCCATGATGACATTCAATTCATTGACGTCCACTGTCAGTGTCACAGTTGGAGCCTGAGGAGCTTGCTGATTTTCAACAAGCTTCGGATCGAGTTCTGGATTAGTAGCCATGATATATTCTCCTTGAATTATGTATTGGCAGTTGGGGTTGTGTTAGATGAAGCTGTATTAGATTCAGCCCAAGGTAGTGCATCAGATTGTACTTCAACCATCGGACGAACGATAGCATCAATCTGCTTTTGGATTTGCTCATCGATGTGAGCTTTATAACCAGGATTGTCATTTACGACAGCCTGGACCCAACTTAGAACCTGAGTTTCTGTCAGATCTTCGTAGGATGTAAAGTTTGCAGGGTCGACCTGATCTGGTTCAAACGGAGTAGCACCGTGGAACGTACCCGAGTTATCGTCCTCGTCAGTTCCTGTGCATTCCCAATATGTTTGGACGATGATGTCATTAAGTTCTGCAGAAGGATCGTCCTGCTTCTTCAGACTCTTAATCTTCCAAGTATAAGTAAGTGCCATTTTTATTTATCCTCTAGTTTTTGGAAAATGAGATTGATTTTATCTTCTAGTGTATTTATATATGCCTGTTGTTCCTTGATTGCTTCGATGAGAAGTGGAACTAATCTTGAGTAGTCTACTGTAAGATACTCTTCACCAGACTTGGATACAATTGTACCGTCTTCAAGTGTTTCATAATCTACAGGGGCAA